AGACCGGAAGAAATTATTCCAGACATTAAGTTGCAGACAAGCAATAAATAAACTACTTTTATGAGTTTGTATGATGAAATTTTGAAGAGTAAAACAAAACAAAAGCGTTATTTTAATCGAAAAGGGGAATGGGATTGAGAGACTATCGCAGTTTATATGTATCACTTAAAAGTGACGATGAACAAAAAACGTTTTTTAGTACCGAAAGTTTTAGAGATATTATGGATTATCTGAATGAAGAAAAATTCATCATGCTTTTCGATCTTGTTGATGGGCTATACCTACCATGTGCATTGAACACGGATGATATTAGTGCGATATACAGAGGGAAAGAATAAAAAAGCAGCCAGCAAAAGCTAACTGCTCAGGTTAAGAAATGGGTTGTCTACAGTATTGACGGAATATTGAGTTTTATTCAGGGGAGGAAAGGGAAATGATTAAAGGTGAATTGACATTGATACAAAGAGAAGACGGAGGTGTTCAGTATAGGGATGACATGACTCGATTCTGGTGTTCTTGTGGAGAACCTGCAAGTCATTATTTCCCCAATAAAAAAGGTCATTGGGAATTTGAATGTGATGAATGCGCTGAAGTAGAAATTGAATAATGAAATGAAAACAATCACTCAAATGTCAGAAGATGAAAAATTATGTTTCTTTCGAGGGTATATTCATGCTCATGCTGAAAAATTTGCCAAGAAGTACGGGTATACAACAAAAGAAGCTAGAATTTTAATTTTGAAAGGATTCATTAAGTATCAAGAAATTAAACTAAAAAAGGAGCATTTTGATGGAAATGGGGATACTCAACGTTAGATTAGTTCCATGCAGTCAAGAAGAAGCTACACATATAAGAGTAGTAGATGAAGAGGCATATGATTTAACGTATGGCGGTATATATATTTATCTATTTGATGAAGATCCAGCGGAAGAAACTCATTACGTGATCACTGATAATAACCAAAGATTTCATGATTTTGAATGTGTAACAGAAATAGAGTATTTAAAGTTTTTAACAAAATAATCCTTTTAATAGAAAGTGAGGTTACTAGTTGATTAAGAAAAGAAAACAGCAGAAACGAAAGAAAGCAGCGAAACCAAAGATTAGAAGTAAAGAAGTTATATATGATGGTATAAAATTCGATAGCCAAACAGAATGTGACTATTATAAGTACCTAAAAACAAGGGATGACGTCTTGAACATAGATGTTCATCCCGAATATGTGCTAATCCCAACATTCACGATTAAAAGCAGCATAACGAAGTCAGGCAAGTCGAAAAAGTCAGCCTCTAGGTTTACGCCGGATTTTAAAGTGACGTACTCAGATGGTCGTATAGAGGTGGTAGATGTTAAGGGGCATAAGAAGGCAATCAATGAAGGATTTCCATTAAGAAAAAGATTATGGGAGTTTCAAAATCAACAGGAGTTAATCGTTGCGATATGGGACAAGGATGCAAGGAAGTGGACAAGATCGTAAAAGGGAGATGAGAAGATGATTCCAAAATACAAAGGTACAAGAGAGTTCATGTTGCATCGTAATGAAGAAGGCTTTGGAGGTAAGCAACGTGTATGGAGTTTCGACGTATTCACGTACAAGGAGTTAATGGACCATTTAGACGATGGATGGAGAATCCACGACGAACAGAAACGTATAGCATCGTTTTATAGGAAGACAACAGCTTAATGGATAACGGAACCATGCAGAGTAGATTGGTGGGGGCTACTTTACTAAGCATCGTTCCCTTATTCAACAAAGAGATAGTAAAATTTCACGTACCTTATGTGATGTTAAAAAGACAAATTCAGAAATAGGGGGATTACAGATGGAGCAATTAGCATTCTTTCCAGAAATCGACGATAAGACGCAAAAGACAATTGAAAAAGAGGTAATAAAGGTACTGAAAGAGTATCGAGCTTTAAAAATCAGAATGGAAAACCAGCAGGAAAACAAACTGGAAGGAATCAGCTTATTCCCTGAAATTAGAGATACAAGAAAGATAAGTGACATTAAGTTCAGACAAATAGATAAGGCGCTAACGTATTGTTTAGACGAAGATGAGAGCGAGATCATCAAGAAGAAGTATCTAAGTAATAAGAGGTTAAAAGATGAGGTTATATATGATGAGATTGGATTATACAAGAATGCATACTATGCAAAAAAGAGAACGGCATTACGTTTGATTGCTACATCATTAGGGATGATCTAAATAAGAAAGATGCAAAATGTTATATAGACACTACAAAGGCGGTTTATATCGTACATTATCAGAAGTTGCTTATCACAGTGAAACAGGAGAAGAAATGGTTGTGTATATATCGGTTGAGACAGGTAAGGTTTGGGTTAGACCCTCTAGAATGTTTGATGAATCAGTTTTAGATGAAAATGATGAAATAGTACCTAGATTCAAGGAGGTTTCTGAATGAAAAAGCGGGAGAAAAATAGGACAAAATTAGAGAGGTTTTTAGAGAACTTTGATAATGAAATCAACGGTATTCTTAATGTACAAGCTCTTTGAAAACCGCATAACGAAGAGGATTAGTACACCTTAACGTATACCGCGGAAGGGCGGGCATGGGCGGTAAGAATCTCGCCGTAAGGGTGGTAAGATTCCCTTAAGTTAACTAAAACATATTCCAGTGTGGCGGGTGTGAGATAACTCGCATTCGTCATGCTGTTTCTAATTTGTATTTATCATTCAACATGGAATCCACCTTCTGTGCTGAAAATAGATATAAATCTATTACTCTTGCTATGTTGATTTCTACGAATGGGGATGGTTTTCATGATTGAATGAAAATTGTTCTGGTGAGTAAAATCATTTGCTTTAAAACAGTTGTATACGTAACTTGAATTATCACCTGTAGTAATTACTCACGATTTTTACTATTGGGATAAAACAGGGTGTAAAGGAACTTGTCACTCCTTTACTCTAGATAATAAGACGGATAATTCCCCTGTCCGCGTAAATCCCCCTACTAATCTTGTTATCTAGAGTAAGGCAGTGGAAAAATGCAGTACTGTCTTGATATAAATTAAAAAACCTTTATTAGAGAGTTACCCCATAGCTCTCGAGTCCACGGACTTAAAACGAGAAGATTCTTTGTCTTCTCCCAGTCACCGAACGTTAAGCGAGCGCGTAGCTAATAAGAGCTAAAAAATTACATGATGCGGTGGCTTGGAGAAGGTTGAGAGTACTCAGCCTTAAATGAAGAGATACTTATTGCCATTTGTTTTCTCTCTTTTCTCCCATCCCCTTGAAAGCTGTCACTTCGGTGGTGGCTTTTTTGTTTTTTGAATAAGGTAACTTTAATCATTGATAACCATCTCGTTAGATGTTATAGTATGAATAAGGTAACTTTAATCGAAAAGGGGATAGTGAGATGAAAAATGGAGAATTAAAGGAACTACTTATTCAACAATTAATTACAATAAGAAATTTAATTCAATGGAGTGAAGATAGTAAAGTACCAGGTCTATTTGGGTCTTTAATTATCGACTCTGAGTATTTACAAAATCGAAATCTTATTAATCCTGATGATTATATGCATAAGGTTATGAAAAAAGACAATTACTTACATGACATTCAAGGTTTCCATAAATTAATAAGTGAACTCGAAGGATTAAAATCTGATTATGAAAAAGGTCACTTCAATCAATTGGAAGCTACAACTGATAAAAAAGAAAGTAACCTTAATCAAACTGATATAGCAGAAAATGAAAAAGGTAACTCAATTCAAAAAGAGAATGAAACAAGTAACCAAAATCAAAGTAAACGTGGTGGTAAACGAGTGGGCGCCGGTCGTAAAGGGTTTGGCGAAACTAGAAAATTATCAGTAACGTTACCTTCGGAAACATGGGCGATAATTGAAGAAATGTGTGAAAAAGGTAATCTTAAACAATCAAAGGTTTTACGAGATATTATAGAACGAGGTATCAAGCATCCATAACGGGTGCTTTTTTCTTTGTTATATAGAAATTACACATTAAACGTGAAGTTGAATAGGAGGATAAATGATGGAGGAGATAAATGGTCCTACAAACAGAATAGATATCAAGAGTCCTAGAAATAAATTGGATATCGAAGTTAATATAGATACGGATGAAGCAGAAGTAAAACTTGAACAATTAAAGAAAGCTGCTGAAGGTTGTACGAAAGCATTTGAAGAACTAGGAGAAGCAATTGCTAATTTAGGCACTTCAATTCAAGTCCCTGATGGAAAAGCAATCGCTAAGTCATTAGAGAAAGAATTAGCACAATTAGCACGGTATAAAGGGAATGCATGATTAAAACAATAGCAATTATCGTAGGCGCTGCCGTGATCTGGTGGGCGTCTTGTTTGTTGTTAAGGAAAGATAAGGGGTGAGGAAGTGACTAGAGAAGAAATGATTCGATTCGTCATTGATGGCGGAAATGAGTTCGGGGAAGATTACACTATTAAAGGATTAGAGAATATGTCTGATGAGGAATTGAAGAAACAAGTTGAGTGGGTTGATTATCTGTTAGGCAAGTAAGGAGAGATCGGATTGGATAAATGCCATGCATGTGGGAAATGGATGTCTATTATGGAAACTAATGTGGGTAAGAATGATGAAGATTTATGTAATGCGTGTTTTAAGGAACAGAAAGAGAAAGCAGGGAGTTAAAGGATGGATTGGGTAGACTTCTTCGGAATTCTAATATGGGTAATCATCATTCGCATGTATTATCGATATGTTACAAAACAAACGAACACAACGAACGAAAACACCTGAGACTATTGCCCCAGGTAAGCTTGTACGATTAGTGAAAATAATTCTACTAATGTACGACGTTGAATGTTGATTTTGAGTTTAAATTGAATTTCTATTTTCATAGTAAAACCTCCCTTTTTATGTGCTACTTATACTTTTCATAGGTACTCAAAAAAAGTAAATCTATAGATAGTTAACAAAGTTAAGTTTATGCAGGAAATAACGGTGATTAGGTGCTGAAAATGGCGTTTTTAAGCCAATGTATAAAATTATGAATACCTCTTATTCATCGTGAATTAAGAAAACACTGATACCAAGGTATTTCCCATCTATCTAAGTTACATAATGCATCTTATCGGCAGTCATTCTGTGTATAATATTCATTTCCCTGTATAAATTGGTTTTCGTTATGGATTTTTAAAAATATGATTCTTTTGAGGTGATTTCGTGCTGATCTATACAGTTATGATGTGGGACCATGCTGATACGGATATTATGTTAGCTACCGCAGACAAGGAAGAAGCATTAAAAGAATTTGAATCATGTGTAGCGTTCTCTTTGCAAGTTTGGGAGAAGGGTGAAGTGCTAATTGAAATGATCAATAGTGAAGGTGAATATTTCGCTGATGGCGGACTAGAAAGATATCCAGAAAAAGGACAACAGTTATTTAATGAGATAGTAGGAGAGTTGGAGGTGATTTGATGGAATGGAAGGTAGTTGGACTCAATGACAATGCATCTACACTTGAACGCATCAAGAAAGGCGATAAAGTAAAGATAATAGACATTCAAACGAATACTGAAATTGAATGTATTGTTAATGGTATAAATGGTGATTCTCTTACTCTAACCAACAAAGAAGCCATAAAAGAAATTGAAATACGCGGCAAACGAATTCCTTTTACTTACGGAATGATTTGGTTAGAAGATGGCGATGAGGTTTATTCGAAAGAAGGTATTTATAGAGAAAATGATTACCACTGCTGCGAATTAGAATCTATGGTGAAAATTAATTTATTAGTCGATTCTATTTATAACAAAGTAGCTTTACCTGTAAAAGTAACAACAAAAAGCGATAAAGTTATTGAGTGTAATTTCCATTGCGTTAGTTATAGTGGTGGAGATGATCAAACGAATGAATACGAATTAAGACAACTACAGTAGCGAATCCGTTGCTTTTTTATTTTATAGAGGAATTACCACAAGGAGGAGTTATGACGAATTACTTCCTATTATATAGAAGGTGGTGGGTGATGTGATGTGAAACAAAAACACGAGTTAGCTCAAGAAGATTACATGCAAGGTATGAAGTACAAGGAAATAGCTGAGAAACATGATGTCAGTGTAAATACTGTTAAGTCATGGAAGACCAGGTATAAATGGGACAGAAAAGGTGTGCATACAAACAATGAAAAGGTACGCACACAAAAGAAGACAGGTGCACCCATTAATAATAAGAATGCTGTAGGTAATTCAGGTAACAAGAATCCTAAATGGGGCAATAAGAACGCTGTTGGGCATGGCCCACCAAAAGGGAATGACAATGCAACTACACATGGTTTGTTCAAAAAGATAATTCCTAACGACGATCCACATGCTATGGAATTGCTTGATGAGATACAAAACCATACAGAATTAGATATGTTGTTCAATTCCATCCAGTTACAATATTTTAATATCCTTAATTCGCAACGCATTATGCATGTTCGCGACAAGGATGACATGTCAAAAGAGACTATTAGCGAGTCAATGGATGGCGAGTCATATACAGTTCAATTCGCATGGGACAAACAAGCTAATTTACTTACCGCTTACGCAAGGGCAATGAACACTTTAACTTCTATGATAGAGAGATTCAATAAGTTAGCTAATGTTGATGATGAGAGACGATTAAAACTAGAACAGATGAAAACTAACATTGAGAAGACAAAAGCCGATACTGCTCGTATTAAGGGTGAAGATGGTGAAGAATATGAAGACGATGGTTTCAAAGAAGCGCTAGAAGGTAAGGTAGAGGAAGTGTGGGATGACCATGATGACGATTCCGAAGCGTAAAAAGAAACCTGCTCCATTCAAATTTAAGCCATTCTCCAAGAAGCAGCTAAAGGTATTAACTTGGTGGAAATCTAACAGTCCCGTTAAAAATTATGACGGGATTATTTGTGATGGTTCTATTCGTGCCGGGAAGACAGTATCAATGGCTCTTTCCTATGTTATGTGGGCAATGGAAACATTTGAAGGTGAGAACTTCGGTATGTGTGGTAAAACGATTGGTTCACACCGTCGTAACGTTATAACGCCACTTAAAAAGATGCTAAAGTCTCGCGGTTATAAAGTGAAAGACCACCGAAGTGAGAATATGCTTACCATTACTAAAGATGGTGTGACAAACTTCTTTTATATCTTTGGCGGTAAAGATGAAAGTTCTCAGGATTTGATTCAGGGTATAACTGCAGCGGGTATGTTCTTTGATGAAGTAGCACTTATGGTGCAAAGTTTTGTCAATCAGGCGACAGGCCGTTTATCCGTTACTGGTTCAAAAATGTGGTTTAACTGTAACCCGGCAGGACCGTATCACTGGTTTAAAGAGAAATGGCTGGATCAAAAGAAAGGAAAGAATCTGCTGCACCTTAAATTCTCTATGGATGATAACTTGTCCTTAGATGAAAAAACGAAAAGAAGATATCACCGTATGTATAGTGGAGTTTTCTATCGTAGATATATCAAAGGCGAGTGGGCAGCTGCTTCTGGACTTATCTTTGACATGTTTGATGACAAAATACACAAAGTCGAGTCTGTTGCTCGTAATTATGTCGAATACTATGTGTCCTGTGACTACGGTACGCAGAATGCTATGGCGTATGGATTATGGGGTAAATGTATTGAAGAAGGCGACAAAGAAGTGTGGTACAAAATCAAAGAGTATCATTATAGTGGACGTGATACAGAGAAGCAGAAAACAGACCAAGAGTATTACGAAGACTATGAGGAATTCGTTGGTGATTTGCCAATTAAGGGAACTGTAGTTGACCCTTCTGCTGCTTCATTTATTGCTGTATTGGTTCGTAATAAGCGGAAAGTATATAAAGCTCGTAACAATGTAAAAGAAGGTATTGGTAACGTGGGTATAGCGTTGAATACTGGTAGAACATACTTTAACGATTGTTGTGTTGAGACATTTAAAGAATTTGCTTCTTATATATGGGATGAAAAAGCGATTCAACGTGGGGAAGATAAACCTCTAAAAGAGAATGATCACCACATGGATGAAACAAGATACTTTATTAACACAATCATATTTGGATTACGTAAAAAGAAGAAAAAGAAAAGAGGTGAAGCAGCTTAATGACGAAGAGAAGGCAAGTTAGTGCAAAGGTAATTAAAGCAGCAGGAACAAGCACTCAAGTGCTATCCCGTCAACAAGAGGGCGAAGAAGAGAAGTACGCTGTAAATGACATTATTGAACCACCGTACAGAATAGAAGATCTGCAGCAGATTAAAGAAAATAGTACGATTCTTGGTCAATGTATTGATGCATACAAACGTAATATAGCTGGGTTTGGTCATGAAATGAAGTATAAACAAGAGGATGACAAGGAAACCCCTGAAATGAAGGCGGAGTGGACGTTAGTTGATACAGAAATCATTCCTTTATTTAGCTTTGACAAACCATTTAAGGAGATTCTTGAAACGAGTATTGATGATAAAGAAACGACTGGTAATGGTTATATTGAGGTGATTAGAAATGGAGAAGGTAATCCTTCTGAATTAATCAACATGTTACCACAATACATGCGAGTGACACGTAAAGATGAAGATAACCCTCAAGAAGTTACTTATGTAGTAAACGGAAAAGAAATCAAACGCAAGAAGATATTCCGTCGCTATGTACAACGAGTTGGGACAGTAGATACTTATTTTAAAGAGTTTGGTGATCCGCGCTTCTTAAACAAAGAAACTGGTGAGTTTTCTGATGTTTCATTAGGAGATAAAAATGCTACTGAAGTCATCCACTTGAAGATTGGTAACGGGCCGTATGGTATTCCTCGTTGGGTATCGCATGTTGTACACATGGTAGGAGCTAGAAAGGCTGAAGAATTAAATCTTCGTTATTTCAAACAGGGCCGTCATATTCCAATGGCTATCCTACTGAAGAATGGCATTTTGTCAGAAGAAAGTGAAGCAGCGATAACTGATTATGTTTCAAATGTTGAAGGGGAGAATAATCAACATAAATATCTCTTGTTACAAGTAGAACCAGCGGAAGAAGGCGTTGTAGGTGATACGCCGATACCGGTGGATATTGAACTTAAATCTTTAGCGGACATACTGCAAAATGATGCTCTTTTCCTTGAATACGATGAGAAGTCACGTCAAAAGGTACAATCAGCATTCCGATTACCAGACGTATATGTAGGGTATATCCGTGACTTTAACAGAGCAACCGCTGAGTCAGTACGAGAAATCACTGAAGAGCAGGTATTTGAGCCGGAGCGTAATAATTTGGAGTTCATTATCAATAATGTTCTGCTGCTTCCATATGGATTAAAACACGTATATGTGAACCTACGTAAATCAGAGATTAGTAATACTGAGGATATGGTTAAAACCATTGAGGTACTTGCTGATAAGGGTGGTTTGACTTTCCAAGATGTGCGTAATCTCGCTAGTAATATGCTAAATAAAGAGTTCTCGGATTACGATATACCAGAAGCAGATCAACCTATTGCTTTAGTGTTAGAGCGACAACGAAAGGTTAGTGGCTGGGATAAAGGATTGGGTGAACAGTTACAGAAGTCAGCTGGTACCAATTCAAATGAGGATTTAGTCAATGTAATGAAAGACCTACGTGATTTATTGGAGTCGATGCAAGATGCAGAAGATTGATAAGTTACTGGATTCATTGAATGAATGGATTGAAAAGGCTGATACTGAAGATTTCACTGCTTCATTACCTGCTGATCTAGAAGTACTGGACATGTTACCAGAATACGTTGAGGAATTTGAAAAAGAAATTGCTAAACTGCTACGAAAGCAGAAGAAGTACTTTGTTGATGGGATTAAGAAATTTACGAAAAAAGATGCTGTAGAGAAGAGTATCAAGATAAAGGATATTATCGACTTTGTCACTGGTAGCCTTTTTGGAGCGGATACATTCGCTAAAAGCTTGAGCAAAGCAGCTAGGAAGTTTCTTAATTACACGATGAAGGACATGGCAAAAGCATTCATGGATGCAATTGACCCGGATATCCAGTTTAATATCTTCTCCAAACGTACTACAAAGTGGATTGATAGTTGGTCGGATGAATTAGGTAAGATTATGAAGATTAACTCTCACAAGGCAGTAGAGCGTATTTTAAACGAGGGATTAGAGAAGGGGAAAGGTATTCGCGAAATAGCAAGAGAACTTGCGAAACTTCCAGAATTCGACCGTAAAAGAGCGAAGACAACAGCACAGACAGAAGTACTCGCTGCATGCTCTGCTTCTCAATTCGAATCATATCGCCAATCACCTGCTGTTACTGGTAAGAAGTGGCGTCATAGCGGTGCAAAGAACAACCAACCGCGTGATAATCATGTGGCGTATGACGGCACAACGGTTCCGGTAGAGGAAGAATTTGAGCTCCCCGGTTCTGGGGAACGTTGTATGTTTCCTCGTGATAGTTCGTTATCTGCTAAAGAGAGAGTGCGTTGCAAATGCGTAATGAGTCCTGCGGTAGATAACAATATACTGGGTCTTTCTGAAGAGGAGAAGCAGAAGATTAGGGAAGAAACTTTGAAGGAGTTGAGTAAGTAGTGACTGATACAAAAGAACACGATGAAATCATGAGTAATTTATATGTATCTCTTAGTAGATATTTTGGGATTAGACCAACAGAGTTAAGCGATTGCTCTACAGAACAAATATTAGAACTTATTAAATCCCAAGACAAGATAACTCATTACAGTTTGCTAACTTCCGATTCTGTTGATTCGAAAGATTATGCAGATGAATACACCTTATTAATACGCTATAAACCAAATAAACGTTGAAAGGAGGTGAATAAATGCCAAGAAAACTAAAAAATGTAGATGTAAGTTTTGTCTCTATTGTAGATAAAGCTGCAAACAAAAAGAAATTCTTCTTAACGAAGAGCGAACAAGAACCAACATTCGAAAAAGAAGTTAAGATCATCAAAGGTGAAGATGAAGACCAAAAACTCGTTTATGGGATTGTATACTCTCCTGGTAGTGCGGAAGATACAAGTACACATGATGCGCATGGTGATTTCATGACTGCTGAAGATATTGAAAAATCCGCTCATAACTTCATTGCTAAGTATCGTAACATCGATGCTCAACATGATTTTAATGCAGGAGCAGGTGAAGTAGTAGAAAGCTATGTAGCTCCTGTTGATATGGACATTAACGGTGAAACAATCACTAAAGGTACGTGGGTACTAGTGACAAAGGCCACTGATGAGATATGGAAAGACATTCAAGATGGAAAGATGACAGGGTATTCCCTTGCGGGAGTTGCTGAAACAGAAGTAATTGGGGAAGAAGTAACTAAAACTGAAGAGAAACAAATGAAGTCCTTCTTTCAATTGATGAAGGGCTTTTTTGGTGGGGGAAAAGTTGAAAAAGGCGAGGTTAGAGATAAATTTAACCAAAATAAACATCGTCGTGATGTAAATGCTTCGTTCTCTGCATTAGAAGATACATTCTATCAATCATTATGGAACGCCCCAACAGCTGACGCTATCGATTTAGATCGTATTGAATCAGCTGCGCTAGAATTTGTTGAGATTATCAATGAATTGAAGGGTACAGAAGCAGTTGTGAAGGCATGGGAAAGTAAACCTGCTGTATCTCTTGCTGAAGAAGTTGAAAAAGCAGGTAAGAAAATCAGTGCTCCGAATATGGCAGATATTGATTCTGCTATTGAGTCATTAACAAACCTAAAAACACGCGTCACACCTTCACCGGAAGGCGCAGGAAGCGAGGAAGATAATATGAACCAAGAACAATTGGCGAAAGCGTTAGAAGATGTAGTAGCACCGCTTAAAAAGGAGTTAGAAACAGTTAAGAAACATTTAAATATTGAACCAGAAAAGACACCTGAGGAAATTGCAGTTGCAAAAGCTGTTGAAGCTGCTACTGCTCCTATCCTAAAGGAGTTAGAAGAAATTAAAAAATCTCAAGGTATCAGCAATCAACAAGATACTGATGGTCAAACAAATGTACAAAAATCTGCTGGCGGTTACGCTGGATACTTTGGTAACTAAGGAGGAAACACATATATGAATAACGGACAAATTATTGCAGGTGGTTCTACAGAACTAGTATTAAAGGATGTAAACGTACCATTACCGGCAGGGGCAGCGCAAGCATTCCTTGTTGATACAATTAACAACGCTTCAACTCTACCAAAACTAGGACCTGTGTATACTTCTGCTCCATCAGGTAACTTAGATGCTTTGTCAGTAGGTAAACGAAAATTACGTTTAGCTGGGAAGAATGATACACCAACAGGAACAGATGCTATTACACCACGTCAAATCCCTTACAATGTGAAAAAGGTCAAGTGGGACGAATGGTTGCAAAATGACGATGTGTATTATGCGATGGCTTCTCGCGCGCAGAATGTAGAAAGTGTAATCGTAGGAATGATTCAAAGCCAGTTCGGTGTTGATTTACAAGATTTAATTTTTAATGGTGATACTGCTTCAGCGGATCCATTCTTAAAAATCACTGATGGTTTTGTTAAGAAAGCTAAAACATCTACAAATAAAACAGATTTAACTACAAATGACCCAACAATTATGGATTTCGTTAACCATATTCAAGTGTTACCAGAGAAATACAAATCTCGTTCTGATATCGCTTGGTTCCTCAACCAAAAGGTTCATGACAAACTTGTCGCTTTAATCTCAGCACGTACTACAGGATTTGGTGATGCAGTACTAGTTGATGGTAAAGTGACACGTCTTGCTGGATATCCGGTTGAAATTGTAGCAGAAATGCAAAGTGGTTTCGTAGCACTTACGCCAATGGCTAACTTCACACCTGTATTCACTCGTGATGTACGTTACAACCGTACTGCTCAAGGTGCAACTGCTGCCGCTAAAGATGCAACATACCATATCCTATTCGCTTACTTAGATGCAATTGTTCGTGAAGTTGATGCAGTAGCATGGATGACAGGAACTAAATTATAAGAATAGGAGGTTCATAATATGGCTTTTGTACAATTAAAGCATGAAAGTGGCGTTCTTCATATTGGCGGAGGGCGCTTTTTCTATGCAAAAGAACCTCAAGAAGTAACTGCAAAAGAGCGCGATGAACTTTTAGAAGCTTATGAAGATCTAGAAGAATTCAAGCAATCTAAAAATAAGAAAGAAGGAGAATAAGCATGGCTAAAGTACCAAAGGATATAGGTCATGGCGGTTCTTACGTTAGTTCTGATTTAGCTTCGATTCTCTTAGGTATTGCTGATGACTTAGCTTCATTAAAAGCTCAAGTCGGCGATGTACAGTCAAAATACAACCAGCACATTAACGATGGTAAACATCGTGTAGCTACTGTTGTGGATGCAACTGCTCCTAACTCGACAGTAAACTCTACAATTACAACAACTAAATAAGGGAGTGGTAAGTATGCCACTTATTACTACTCAAGAATTAATAGATTACACTATACTACCTGAGGTGAAGAAACGTTCTGTTCCGTTATTGGAGCAGGACATACTTGAGGCAGAAACAGAGATTAATAATATTCCTAATATAGCTAATTTCGCTGATCAAACGAAATTCCCAGTAATTCCTGAAGTGGTAAAGTTAGCTTGTAAAAAGTTAGCGCAGTATTATGCGTATACAAACGCTGATACTACTGCAATGAAGGGGATTAAGTCTGAAAGTGTTGGTGGTGGAGATTATTCATATACAAAGGATAGTTCTAGTATCACTAAACCTGATGTGCTTAATTTGTTAAAAGGGTTTATACCTAACACAGGAAAGAATAAAGTCACATTCAAAATGAGGACAATTTAATGTCTCTACAAGGAATGATGGTACATGAATGTGATATTTACCATTTACAGAAGGAAACAAAACCAGGTAAGTACGGGCAACCAGGAGAAGAGGTTTATTCTTACAAAGATAATCCTGATGTAGCAGAACAAAGTTGCTACTTTGCAGAGAATGTAGCGATTGCTAGACAAACTGCAATACAATCTGCACCAAACCAATTAAATGAACAGCATACACGAGTATTGTTCATGCCTGGTACAGATGTAAAACACAATGACAAGGTAATCAAGAAGAATACCAATGTCGTTTACTATATACGTAATCCTTTCCCGGTAGTGCATCCGCTTACTGGCGAGGTTTCACATATAAAGGCCACTGCAGAAAGGAAGAGTGAGCCATGGCTAGCCAAATAACAACTAGAGGATTCCGTGAGTTCAGCGCCAAGTTGAATCGTATGGCAAACGGACTAGATCAGAACGTAGCCTTATGGCTTGAAGCTAGTGGATTTCAGTTTTTAGAGGAAGTACAAAACCAAGTGATTTCATTAGGCGTTGTAGATACTCGTAGACTTCTCAATTCGTTTGATAAAGGCGGAGACGGCAATATATGGCGTAGTTCTGACGGTGGTTTAATATTGGAAGTTGGAACTAATTTGGAGTATGCAAAGCTTCAAAATGATGGATGGCAGCAGGTAAGGCGATTCGTACCAGGTAGATGGGAAGGACATGATTTCGAATATGATCCGAATGCACCTACAGGAATGATGCTTACTGCTAAATTCATAGAAGGTCGTCCTTACTGGGATAATGCAATCGCTATATATGAGCGTATGTTCCAAACTGCATTTGACCGCAAGTTCCGACAATGGGTACATGGAGGTTAGATTATGTACGCACAGATACACGGTTCTATGAAGGCTTTTATCTTCGATAACTTGCCACCAGGTACATTCGCTTATCATGAGCAGGTTCCGGAAGAGATAAGAATACCTTCTGTTTACTTCCCACACTTATCAACAAATGATTCGGGAACATCAAAAGAAAGTTTTTCCTTACTGTACACGATGACAGTAAGGTTTTTTTATGCAACTTCATCAGAAGCTATGCAAATTGCAGAAGGAATCGCAGAAAAAATAAGGCGCAGTCGAAATCTATACCTACGTAAAGAGGATGGAAGTGAATCGGCTGACACGGTTTATTTTAAACGAGTAACAACCGCTCCGAGTGGGGTCGGTTCATCTCAATTAACAATGATTTTTGAATATCAACAGACTTATATAAATTAAGGAGTGTGACCATATATGGCTGAAGTTACTGAAACGCCTTCTGCTTCAAATAAAATGTACCGCGGTGACGAGTTTATTTACGCGGTAGTAATCCCCGACCCTGCCGACCCGTTAAAAACGAAACTGATTCGTCCGTTTGACCAAACTGATTCATCTCATTCTATTGAAGCGGATGAGATTGAAGCAGAGTCAAAGGATAGAACAATTTCCGATTACGGAAAAGTAACAGAGACTCGTTCTTTCGAGGGTATCGTTTCTGAGGGGGATCCATTTGTAGATGCAGTAAAGAAAAAATTACGTAATAAAGAATACATTGAAATCTATGAAATTAACAAACGTACAAAAAAAGCTGAAAAAGGAACTTACATGATGACTTCCTTTGAAAAAACAGCATCTACAGGTGAGTTTGCGACTTATTCTCTAGAAGCTAAACTTTCTGGAACTGTAAGCGAAGAAACATTAACTGAAATCCCTGCGGGGGCTAATGCATAAGGGCGGTTTTATACCGCTCTTTTTAAATTTGAAAATAACATCCAATTAAAAGGAGATTGATATATATGCGTTTTGAAATCGAAGGAAAAGAATATGAATTAAAACTTACTTACAAATCTATTGCAGAACTTAACAAGAAATATGAAGGCGGCGCAAACCAAGTTATTGCCGCTTGTTTACAAGGTGATTTAGAACTGTTCGAAGATGCTGTTTACTTTGGTTTAATGAATACAGAAGAAGGGTTCACACGAGCTAAAGTTACATCTGCTATTGAGAAACTGTTTGTAGAAGAAAAAATTTCACAACAATACATTGAAGATGTCCTTAACGAAGTGGTAGCAGACAATTTTTTCTACAAAGTGAAGACGAAGCAGTACAAAAATCGAATGAAGAAACAGTTACTAGCGAAGAATCCGGAATACAAGGAGATTGCGGAGGAAATGTACGGGACGGACGACGAACCGCAGACTTCTCTAGAGAAGAAATAGACAAGGTACAACAAGACGGATTCAGATACTTAGGTTTGTTGCCGAATGAGGTAATGAACCTAACTCCTCGCGAGTTTCAAAACATGATGACAGGAAGAAATGAGCAGTATCTGGATGAATTGCAAACATACAGCATATTTGCTCTGATGATGAGATCTGTATATCACAGTAATCCAAAGAAAACGATGAAACCTAAAGATTTATTCGATAGATCTAAAATGGTTACTGATGAACAGAAGAAAAAATCTATTGAAAATCGTGCGAAACAAGCTGAGGAAGATATGCAATTCTTACAAAATCTCGACTTCGGTTGATTGAAAGGTAGGTGAGATTTTGGCGACACAAGAAGAATTAGTAGTTCAATTTAGAGCTGAAACAGACCAGATGCGAAGAGAAATGGCGGATATGCAACGTCAATTAAACGATTTTACTAGAGCAACTACTGCGTACTCACATCAATACAATCGTAGTCTTGAAAATATGGGAGACTCTACAAGCGAGTATAGTCAAAGGTTAAGGCAACTAAAACGTGAGCAACGAGAAGCGATGCGCCCACACATTGAAGAATTAAAACGTACGAAGTTAGCGTATTTGGATGCTGCTATGGGAATGGCGACGTATTCTGGAAGTGCTCAGGATTTAATTTCTCAGGTCAATGCAATTGGAGCTGCCGAAAAAGCTGCTAATGATGCAATGATGGCAAATGACATGATGATGCAAGCCTCTTTGCTTCAAACAATTGGTATGATGAATAACATGTCTACTACGTCCAGCAAACTTAAAGCTAATTTGCAACGAATGGGAAATCCTCTGTATAACCTGTCACGAGGGACGTTAGCTGCAACCGACGCTATGGAAAGGCTAGCTAACAGAAGCTCTGCAGCTCAATTAGCATTGGAATTCCTTGGTCCAACAGCGAATGCTAAACAGTTGAATGATCAGATACGAATCATTAATCAATCAATTATGGGGATGACTCAAGCCTTCTTAGTTGTCGGAGTAAGTGCAGTGCTGTTTTATGGAAAACTACATCAAGCCAATATGGAAATGAACCCTAAATATGCAGAAGCATATAAAAATATGATAGAAGCTTTAACGGATGCTTTAAAACCAATGCGAGATGCTTTCGCTGCTATGATGATACCGATATATAATACAGTCACCGCGATTGCTAAATTAGTCACAGCATTTAATGAAGCGCATCCTGCTTTAGCTAGATTTATACAAGGGACCATGATGCTTGTTCCAGCCTTAACACTCCTATTGCTACCTCTAGGGGCAGGAATGGGATTACTTAAAGGATACAGAGCGGCATTCGCTGCATTATGGATGGTTATTAAGCCTGCTGTAATGGTGTTAGCCATGGCCACTCCAGTAGCTTGGGCAGTAGCAGCAGCTATTGCTGGTTTAGCTGTCGGTTTTGCTTACGCTTATAAAAATATTGAGCCTTTCCATAACGCTATAAATAATGTTCTAAAAGCATTAAAAGGTTTTTGGAAGGTACTTTCAGGTAAAAAAGATGCTGGAGTAGAACTACTTAAAGCGTCTGGATTATCTGATGAGACTATCTATAAACTAACAAGTGCTGTAGATAAAGTACATTTTATCCTGAATGGAACAGGGATGTTATTTAAAGCCTTCTGGCAAGAGTTGAAAAGTCGCGGTAGTGCAGATAAGGATCTGTTAAGAGCAGCTGGATTATCTGATAGTGCTATTAATGCATTTACTGGGGCTGGAGCTAAAATTGGTCACAATTTGAGTGCTATTAAAATGCTAATTGGGGCATTTGGTAAAGAAGTAAAACAGCAAGGAAGCGCAGATGTAGATTTATTAAAGGCCGCTGGGATATCAGATAATGCCATTAACGCTTTTACTAAAGCAGGAGCGAAGGTTAATCATAACTTAAACTCAATTAAATTACTGTTAAAAGCATTTGGACAAGAAGTGAAAGCTGGTGGTACAGCTGATATTGACTTACTTGTTGCTGCCGGAATCCCTGTTGGGGCAATCGAAAAGGTTGTCTCTTTTGGTCGTGCTCTTAATAGTGCGCTAAATACTGTAAAAGCAGTTATTAAAGGTTTTATGGCATCGATGACTGGTAATAGTGATAGAGCAACGCAACTTATGAATGCTATGGGACTTAATGATAAATTAATTTCAATGGTAGTTACATTTGGTGAAAGCTTAAAATCTGCATTTAATTCTGTCAAACAGGCGATAATTAGTGCTTTTCATGGGGATTTTACTCAAATAACGGATGTATTTGTAAAGTTGATTCCTAGTATTATTGCCATTTTATTAGGCGGAGTTCCTGGATTGGTAATTGGTATTGCTACAATGTTTGCTCGTATGTCAGGAGCTGCAGGTATTGGTGGAGATATGCTGATACAAAAATTTGGAGAAGTGTTGAATAAATTCGTTGCTTGGTACGCTAACTTTGTTACTACGAAGTTACCAGTCTTCCTAGAGCAAGGTATGAATATTATTGTTAGTTTTATTCAAGGGATTTTACAAGCTTTACCTCAACTTGTGGAGACATACGCCCAAATTATGACAACATTTATAACAACTTTGACGACTCAGCTTCCTCAAATTGTTCAGACTGGCGTATCTTTGATACAAACGCTGGTAATGGCTATAGTCCAGGCGTTACCATATGTAATTCAAGTGTCTACTCAAATTATCAGTACGCTGATTCAAGGGATTACTCAGGTACTTCCTATGTTAATAGATACAGCTATACAAATTATCACTACGCTAGTGCAAGCGATTATTCCTTTGATCCCTCTGGTACTAGATGCTGGGATTCAAATTCTATTAGCGATCATTAATGGTATTATTCAAGTTTTACCACAGTTAATAGATTCTGCAATGCAGATTATAACAACGCTAATGAATACAATTGTACAAAATTTACCTTTAATCATGGATGCAGGGATTAAAATTCTTAATTCATTAATTGAAGGGATCATTCAAATTTTCCCGCAACTTATAGATGCAGCACTACAAATTATCACGCAGTTAACAGATGCTATTATTCAGAACTTACCGCAAATTATTGAATCAGGAATACAGATTCTAACCAAGCTTATTGAAGGGATCATTCAAGTTCTCCCGCAAATTGTTGATGCAGTTATAAAAATAATCAATAAATTTACAGAAATAATTGTCCAGAATCTACCACGTATTATAGATGCTGGTGTTCAAATTTTGACGAAATTAATCGATGGGATTATTCAGGTGCTACCTCAATTGGTTTCTGCTGCAATTAGACTTATGGCTGAACTGCTTAAAGCGATTATTCAACACTTACCAGAATTGCTTTCTGCAGGTGTGGAGTTAATCGGCGCACTGATTGATGGGATTTTGAGTTTGTTGGGTGAAGTATTCAGTTCCGCTGTCGAAATCGGTTCACAACTTCTAGATGCTTTAGGAGACGTTGATTTATTTGAAATAGGCGCAAATATTGTTCAGGGATTAATTGATGGTATCGGCTCAATGGTAAATGCTGCTTGGGATGCTGCTGTTGACGTAGCTAGTAGTGTAGCAGAAGCAGTAAGTGGATTTCTTGTTATTCATTCACCATCTCGATTAATGAGAGATTATGGTATTTATACAGGACAAGGTTTAGTTAAAGGTATTAGTTCTATGGAAAGTCCAGTATATCGGGCAGCAAAGACAATGGCTGAATCTGTTAAAGACGCATTTGATTCATTATCTGAAGGAATATCACTTGGTGATGTTTCAATGGGAGCAGTATCAGGTCCCTCAATTCCTATGGTTTCTGCTGGATACAAAACACCTGCAAGTATTTCATCAGTTCCATCTAGTGTAGGACAAAGTAATTCGAAAAGTAATCAAGCTACAAACACACAAGCTAGCAATGCTAATAATTCATCTAGAAATATAATAATAGAGAATGTAGTAATGCTAGACGGGTACGAAATTGCAAGATCAAGTCAGCCGTACCTAGACGACATGCAAGCAGGTAAAATGCAAATAAAATCTTATATGCAAGGAGGACGCTGATAGATTGGAAGATATCAAAACACTCGGCACAATTGTAAAATTGTTAAACGGAACTATATTCGATTTGGATGGAATCGGTGTTGAAACAAGAGACTTTAATCCTTCAGCGCCTTCTCCAAAGCATAGTTATGAGGAAATGGAAGGAAGCCATGGAGCAATTGATTTAGGGACTGTTTATGGTCCGCGTAAAATCAATTGCTCTTTCTATATAAAAGCAAATGATATGCGGGACTATGCACTATTCCGAGATGAAGTATTCAATATATTTGATAGTAGGCAAGCTTTTTATATTATTGATAAGCGTAATCCAGGTAAACAATGGTTAGTTAAATGTGAGTCAGAATACGAAATAGACCAGCAAAGGATATATGGCTTTTTCGATATTAAATTCATATCAGCCAGTCCGTTTGCTGAATCCATAGGAACTACATTGACTCCGTTAGAAATCGATTTGGGATTATGGCAGATTGGACAGGGATTAACGTTTGAAGATCCAAAATATGTCCACTCCACCTCTACCTTCCGTATTTATAATGCTGGTAATGTTTCTCTAAATCCACGCAGAATGCCTTTGTTGATTACGTTTAAAGGTGCTTCGACCAATTTAAAGATTAAAAACAAGACAACTGGCGACGAGTGGTCTTATACAGGAAACACTTCAGCAAATGACACGATAAGATTAGATCAAGTTAGATTCACGAAGAACAGCTTATCTATTGTTCGAGATACAAATAAAAAGTTGATTACGCTAAATCCAGGATTTAATGACTTTGAAATCACAGGCGCCACAGGCGTCTTTTCTATTTCATTCGATTTTAGATTTTACTATCTATAGTTGGGAGGTGAATATTTGAATTTAATTACAATTACAGATGTATTAGGGAATACAGAAATATTAACTGGATTTAAGAGTTTTAATCGTGTGAGGAAAGTGAATGGAGAAAAAGTTATTAGTTTCCTCATCATACCTACAGAAGAGAATAAATATGCTTTCCCACTTGTTCAAGAAGAAAGTAAAGTTGAATTTGATGGAGAGACGTATGTAATTAAGTCTATTGCTGAAAGGAATATCGGTAATACATTTTACAAACAAGTTGAATGTATCCATGATTTCTTTGTGAAGATGATTGATAAACAAAAATACGAAGTGCGTAATGGAAGCATGACATTACGGGATGCACTAGACTTTGTATTTGAAGGTACTGGTTATCAAACAGCAATAATCGATTCTTTTTACGCTCAAGATTTTGAGAATTTCGGGAAAGACAATCGCTTATCTTTGTTGAAAAAGGTATTAGAACGATATAGAGCAGAAATGTCTATTAGCGGAAACTTAGTTAGATTTAAAACGAAGATTGGTGAAGATACTGATTTTCAGTTTAGATATAACTTTAATATAAAGACCTTCGAACGTACAATTGATACAAAATCACTCGCTACATACATTCGAGGGTATGGTAAAGACGGATTAATGAGAGAGTATACAAGTCCAAACGTTCACATATTTGGTTTTCTTGAAGCCCCTATGATTGATGACGAGCGATACACTACAATATCAGGATTGGATAACGCTTTAAAAGAATCATTACAAGACACTCCAGTTATTAGTATGACACTGGACTTTATAGATTTAAGAAAAGCCGGATATCCTTACATTATCCCAAATGAAGGAGATCGGGTTCTTTTAATTTATGAGCCAATGAATGTGGATATTGAGACAAGAATCATGGAGATTGATGAAGAGTTTAATAATGAATTAGAAATAATTAGCTGCAAAGTTACACTAGCTAACTACAAAAAAGATTTATCAGGAACACTTCTTCAAGCGATACAAAAATCATTAAAAGGCATTGTGAATAATGACGGAAAAATAATATACAACGCTCTTGATGAAGCAGTAAAACGTGCAACTCAAGCTATTAAAAACGCAGAAACAGAATTAGTTTTTGAGAATGGAATACTTGCTATTAACCCTAAAGACCGTAATAACTTTGTCGCTTTCAATAGCGCTGGTCTAGGGATTACTTTTGATGGTGGGAATACATTTAAAGAAGCGCTAACTTATGAGGGGTTAGTTGCATCTGTAGGGGTTATTGGACAATTTGAAGCGAATAACATCCGTGTCGGTCCAGAAACAACTTTTGATGCAGGATATGACCCTGCAAAGAAACAAGGTGGCGGTAGGAATATACTCTATAACACATCCGACTTCGAATGGAATTCGATGTGGGCAGATAATGGACAGGGCGGTGGTGTAGTAGATACTTCCGTCGTGTATAACGGTAAAAGTACATTGAGGATTCCTATGCCACAAGGTGTTAGATATCTAGAAGGCAATATCCCTTTAAAAAGAGGTACTTACTATACGTATTCCGCTATGGTTCGTGGTTCAGCAGCAGGGAACGGAACAGAGTTAACACCGCTTCACTTTTGGGCACATACATCCAAAGATACAAATGGTCAAATGACAACCATCGTTAAATATGATCAGTCCATTTTAGATAAACAATGGAAAAGGGTGTACGTTACATTTTTAACACCGACAGATAAAGATTTGTACTTCTCTCCTTACATTTTCAATGGATTACCTTCTGGGACATTACATGCAATTGAAATGTCGTTTCAGGAAGGTGATGTACTAATGGATTGGACAGCCAATCCGGATGAAGTTAGAGCTAAAATGCAACAAATTAGAACAGATTTACGTTTAACTGCACCACTTCCAACTACAATTAATATGGACCAGAACGGAATTACAGCCACTACATCCAAATCAGATTCTTTCGCTAGATTGGATTATCGCGGTATGTATATAAAAAAAGGTGCTATACAAATAGAGCGAGCAGATGGATACAACTTAATCATAGATGGTACAGCAAACTTTGATATGGGTGTCAGCTCGCATGAGCCTCCATTTATGTCACCAGGTGTTGCCTATAGTGCATATTGGTATGCAACACGTAATACCACATGGTCAAATTGTAATTTCTTCACCTTCAAACATACAGGAAGGTATTTAGTGTTCGCACTGAGTCTTGCGGTTGACCCTGGTTCATCTGCACAAGTGAAAATTGTAGATAATGACGGGAAAGATTTATGGTTTACATCACACAATAAAACAATCAATGACAATTATTATATCAATCCTAGAATTGATTTAGGTGTACCGACAGGCGAAATGAAATACGTGTATTTAAGAACAGCTTCAAACAGCGCGGATCACACATCATATGCAAGGGTGTTAAGTAAATGGCAAGAGGGGTGATATGAATGGAATTAAAAGAAAAGTACGAACTTAACGAACGATTCAAAACGTTTATTTATGCAGACTCGGATGAAAACGGGATTATAACACAAGTGGAATGTGGGCAACGCATCATCCCTAGCCAAGATTATATGTATTACTTTAGAGTAGATCGCTATATTTCAGATACGATTTGGAATTATAGAGTTGTGATAAACGGACGGGTCGCGGAATTGCAAGCAATCGACCTTGAAATAGAGAACACAGTAAAAGAGAGATATTTCTCTCAAACGAAAGAAGAACTTGAAAAACAAAAAGAAGAAATGGAAGCGAAAATTCGCCAACTTGAAGAGGAATTAAACAATAGATCATAACGCCATAAGGAGGTTAACACATGACAATAAAAGATCTAGGAACTAACATGGACAGACAATGGCGCAATGATTTGAATGATAATTTCAGAGAAATATCTGGAATGCAAGGTTCTGTTAATGATGCTGTAACTAAAGCAAAAACAGCAGAACAAATAGCGAATGAAGCAAAAACAACAGCAAACAGCGCTAATAACACATCAGATTCCGTACAAGAACAGTTAAATCAAATTGTAATTGAAGGTTCGATTGATCCAGAAACAAAACAAGCTCGTGTGGATAACGATGGATTTGCGTACCCTTTATTGAAAGATCGGATTGACAGAGATTTTCAAAAAAACAAAGAAAGTATAGATGATTTAAAAATTACCGTAGATGAATCAGCTATTAATTTAAAAAAATTCGGTGCTGTTGATGGAGTTGTTTCCAACTTAGCTTTCACTAATGCGTTAAATTCGAATTACGATTCAATAATTATTTCAAAGGGAACTTGGAAAATCAATGACACTATAGTTGCGAATTCTGGGACGCCAAAAAAGGTAGTCGGAACAAAAGGTTCTGTTATCTCTATCGACTTACCAACAAATAAAAGGGGTTTGGATATTCAAAGAAACGTAGAATTCCACAACATAACTTTCGATTTTAATAACAAATTTTGTAATGTAGGGTTATTCTTTAGAGAAGATCTTGGAAAGGTAACGTTAAAAAACTGTAAGTTTAAAAATATAAAAGATACAGATTCGACAACGAGCTCAACAATCGTGTACGTAACTAATAAGGGTAATTCAGTAGATATCTCCGGAATTGAATTAGAAAATATTTTAAAAACAGGGAACGGAAATATTACTGATTCAGCAGGAAGTTTAAACGGTATTTATACAGGTAACACTAACGTTACTGGTTCTTTGAATGGTGGTAGTATTTCTGATATCAAAGTTAAAGAGTTTCACAACATAAATAACGCTGGAGAAATTATTTTTGAAGATAGCGCTTCTATATATCTAGCTGGACTTTCTCGAGCGGATGTGACAATTAAAAATGTAGAAGGTTACAATTTCGGAAAAAGATTAATAAAAACACAAGTATCAAATTTAGTTATTCAAAATATTAAAGGTGAATCGCAAGAAAATGACGCTTTATCCGTTGTCGGAGCCATGGACATGGATAACGTTATTATAAGCGACGTTCAAGCTATAGGAAAAATAAGTGTAGCCGTAAATACAACGTGTACGAATAGTAAAGTTAGTAATGTATATTTTAATATAGACAAGTCATCATTAGCTGGCTCGAATTCCTTTGGCGTTCAAGTGGGTGCAAGTAATGTAACTTTGAAAAATATTAGTGGTATAGCGGAACGTTCTATTGTCTTTAAACGCGAAGACGGAAACCCTTTTAGAAATATCGTAATAGACAATTTGAATGTAATTATTCCGGCATACGGACATCAGGTTATTCAATTTTTATCAGGTAGTGAAGGTTTTGAAGGGATGACGATAGATAACGTTTTTGTAGAAAATAAATCAACGTACGCCACAAATTATGTGACAGTATTCGATACTTTCAACTTAAGTACTAATAATAAAACAAGTAAGGATTTAACTATAAATAACGTTGTACTTAACAGTAAATATAACGTTACAGCTGACAATGAAAGGATTATGAATTTATATAAGATATCAGGTGTTCGTTTACGTAATATCGCATTTACAAATGATCTTACAACAAGGGCCTACAGAGCGTTGTACCTTGAAGATTGTAGTGATGTGAAAATTAGAGATTTAGATACAACGAACGCTTTTATAAATTCTGCATGTCAACTCAGAGGTTGCATAGATGTTAGTTTGCATGGAATAAAAGCACACCCAACATCGAATTATGTATCTACAGTTTTCAACTCTACAAAAGTTAAGTTTTCTGAATGTGATCAATCTAGAATATTAGTTAATGATAGTGCTTCTATACAAAGTACAACGTACGAAAAGAAATATTCTATCGGACCGACTAATTTAAGGCCAACAAATCCAGTTATAAACGATGAACATTATGATACGACACTTAAATATCCTGTTGTTTGGAATGGTACACAGTGGGTAAATTTAATTGGAGTACAAGGCGATAATATAGATTGGGTTACTATTTCTACAACTGTAAGTGGTAGACCATTGCGTTATAGACGATTTAATGGAGTAGTTACAGTTATGGGATCTATCGCTAATGTAACGAATGGGGCTAGTTTCGCAACGTTAATCAGCGGGTGTAGACCAGCGTATCCTGCTGTCTTCCCTGTAATTGACGCTACTGGTGGAAAAACAGCTGAATTGACTATAGATACAAGCGGAACACTTGTAGTGTACAACGCGTCAACAAACGCTACTATCCACATGACCGTTTCCTTCCCTGTGTAAAGATTTTCTCAATAACATTTTCTTGACATAATGTGAAGTTGTTGAAGATGCGATTGGAAATATTGTTTAGTAACAATGGGTTATATCCACTTTTCTACTATATAGATTAACAAATTATTGTTATTATAGGTGTAGTGTATAAGGAAGGTGGATATTGTTTTGTTTTTATTAGTTATTTTCGTAATTTCATTTTTTATATTTATGGGGAAATTAAGAACGGGGAGGTTTTTTAACCCTTTAAGTTTCTATTTAACGTTCTGGGGAACGTGGATTTTATTTTCAATGGGAAATCCATACGAATTGTACGAAGTGTCCGAGAAAACGTATTTTATAATTCTGTTGAGCCTTTTTTGTTTCGGGTTAGGATGCATTCTCATTGACATTCCTAAAATTCAAATAAAAGACAGTATAGTTAAAAATGATGAATCATATAAATTTTTAGGTTCTCGAATATTTTTAATAACGCAATTCATCGTCTTTGCGATATTGTTTGTTTATTACTTAAAATACAGTTCTCTAATGTCATCTTTACCATTAGATTATCAAAGGCGAATTGTATATGAGGTTGGCCTACTGTTTACCACCACTTACGAGATGTTATTCTATAATTGGGTTTTAAAACCCATTATGACAATATCGGTTATTATGACAATTTCTAATTATGTTATTTATGGAAAAAAGAATATTTCTTTAATCATCGCATTTTTAAATTGTATACTTTTTTCTATGGTAGGAAACGGTCGATTAATTTTCTTTGATTTACTTATTTTCATTTTAGTAGCAGTTGCTTTCAAAAAGAGTTTTAGCAAACAAAATCCAATACCAAAATGGCACATTCGAAAAAGTACAATTAATAAATCTATATTATTCTCTGGTGTCATAGCGGTATTGATATATGTAATGAATTCAACTTCCGTCAAACGTTTAGGGTTAGAAAACCCTAGTTTGGTGGATATGTGGGATACTTTTGTTAATTACTCACTTCAACAAGGTATTGTATATTTTGTTGGTCCACTACGAGCGTTGGACAATTTCTTAACTTTGCAAATTGCAGATTCAGTAGGATACACGTTTGGTAGAGCGACTTTCGGTGGTATTGAGGAAATATTTGCAAGTTTAATGAGTTCATTTTTCGGTGATCCGACATGGGCATTAAATTCTGCAAATATAAAAACAGCTTCATTTACTGTTCCGCCGATTCAAATCGGAAGTGATCAAACATTTAATGCTCTTTACACTAATATAATGAACTTTTACTTAGATGCCGGAGTAACTGGCGTTATAGTCATGTCCCTATTATTCGGAATAACATCTGGGTTAGTATTCAAATATTGCTTAAATAACACTAATATATTCAAAATTTCTTTACTTGTTTACTATACTCATCATTTAATAGTGAGTGAATTCAGATGGGATTATCAATCACCAGCGACTTGGGTAATCATATTACTTTTTGTATTTTTAATTAAAAAGTATCAAACGAGTAAAGTAAAAAACAGTGTACCAAAAACAAGAAAAAGAATTAAAATAGTTTGGTGAGTCAAACAAAATATAAATTTTTAAAAAGCGTGCTTATAGCAGGCTTTTTTTATTTTTGAAAGGAGGTGAACCAATGAATATTGAAATCGGTGTGCTAATTGCAGTGCTATCACTTGCTATTAGCTACTTTGCATACTCTTTAAACAGAACGAAGTCCATTAAATCTGATGGGCAACAAAGCGCAGAAATGAAGGCTGAGCTGGGATATATCCGCAAAGGCGTTGATGATATCCGAATCGATTTAAAAGCGAGTGAAAAACAAATGATTGCTCTGGGAGAGCGTGTTACACGAGTTGAAGAAAGCTCAAAGCAAGCTCATAAGAGGCTTGATACTTTAGAAAAGGAGGCAAATTAAAAATGCCACTAACAAAAGAAAATATTTTAAAACGTTTGCGCAACTGGAAAACATGGGTTGCGCTTTTTTCATGCTTTGGACTGATTTTATCGGTATTTGGAGTAACTGGATTTGAAGGTAATTTAGAAAAGGTACAGCAAGCTGTTTATTTATTTGGTATTGCGCTTGGTATTTGGACAAGTCATGGAGATGTTACTGATCAAAACGAAAAAGGAGATGTTGAATAATGGGTAAATATAGTTTACATGGTGGTCACAATAGAATTGTACAAGGAGCTAATTGGGGTGATAGAAAAGAACACATTATGGATCGTTTGGTTAAGGATGCAGTTGCAGCTAAGCTACGCGCGTTAGGTCATACGGTGTATGATGATACGGATGAAACAGGTTCTACTCAAGCACAAAACTTAAATAACATCGTTCGTAACTGTAATTCTCATAGTGTGGACCTTGTAATTTCATTCCACTTAAACGCTTATAACGGATCTGCAAACGGTGTGGAAGTTTGTTATTATGACCAACAATCTTTAGCGGCAAAAGTATCGGCTCAACTTTCTAAAGATATTGGATGGTCTAATCGTGGTGCGAAACAACGTACTGATCTTTACGTGTTAAATAGCACTAAAGCGCCAGCAATCCTAATTGAACTTGGATTCATCGATAACGAGTCCGATATGGCTAAATGGGATGTAGATAAAATTGCTAATTCCATTGTATACGCATTGACTGGACAAACTGTTGGAGGTAGCCAACCAACCGCACCAACTCCACCGCCTAATCAAAAACGTAATATCGTAGAGGTAGGAGGCATCGGCAAAGAAAACTTACCTGAATTAGTAAGTGCTTTGACTTCAGTTAAAATGACAAGTGCCTTACCTCTTAAAAATGACGGTTATGTTTATCCTGTAACTGATCCAACAAGTGATGCTCAATTAAAAGCATTTACAGATTATCTTGACCGCAAAGGTTGGGTATATACAGTTAAGTAAAAAGAGGGTCTGCTCAACTTTGAGTAGGCCCTCTTTTTTTATTTACACCCAAAAATCATCGTAATGAACATCTTTATTTGACAACTTCTTTAACGCTTTTATAATCTTTTGTGCGTTCTTCATAGTCGGAGAAAATTTATCACCCTGGCATACACGACTGATTGTAGATTTGCTAACTCCGCTTCTTTCCGCTAATTCCTGTTGAGTAATTTTGTTTTTCTCCAGAAAATTGGAGAGCTTTGACTTTCTCCCTTTACCAGAAATAAGCCATCCCATCTCATCACTCCTGTTTTAAGTTCTTAGTACAAGAGTGGCCAAAGATTTCATTTTTTAAACATCCTGAAAATAGGAATTCTAAGTATCATGAAAAACGTCTTTTCAGTAAGGAAAGTTTCTTTCCTGGCTCTTCAGCATAGAACTTCATGTAGTCACACATTAAGATGTTAATCAGTTTATCAGCGGTATAACCATGCATAGGGAAGGTGTGAGCCATATCAGAGAAAAACACTTCAATTCGTCTCAATGTCCTTCTGTCAATCTTTATAGAAATTGTGCCGTATCGTTCATCGTTTTCATTAAATTCCAATTCGTAATCTGTATAATGCTTCTTACTCTCTAGAATTTGATATAACTGCTCCATACTATTCTTGGACCTTATATGTTCCAAGAAGTCCTCAACAAGTATTTCAGCTAAATCACTAGCGTTACACTCATAATCCCCTTCTTCCATATCTTCAATTATGATGTTCATACGGAATAAGTATATTTTGAGCATTTTCACTTCAAAACGGTATTTCTCTTTTAAGGCCCATTCAATTTTAGTTCGTTCCCACCAACTATCCGCACTCATAAGCTGTATTTCTTTTGTCATCACATCGTATTTACTGTACATGCTGTCACCTCTCACATTGTGCGTAATGCAAAGCATAAAATACGTGTTGCCGCAGCTCTTTGTGAAACTCCCCACTCAATCGCTAATTGGACAAGTTTAGAATGTGTTTCCTGCTCCAATTTCGCATGGATGTACTTTTTAGTGTCTTTATATTCGTATGCATGTATCTCATTTATATAATCAATTCTGAGGTGTTCTGTGATTAATTTAGACATGTATTGTGTAGTAGTTATTCCTTCTTGAAATGCTGAGGATCTTATTAATTGTCTTTGTATTTCATTTACGGGGATTTTTACATCTTTCTTTTTGTCAGAACGAGTTTTGCGAGGTTGTAGGTTTGTTATTGTAGTAGATTGTTTTCGAGGTTCAAACATAGGGTTGATTACATTCATGAAGCTCCCCTCTTTCGAAAATTCACCTCTTCCCTCTCTTTTATCTCAGGGACACTTTTCCATAATTCCGTTATTCCACGAAAAAGCAATGAAAGAGAGGGAGGAGTGATATTTTCTTTGGATATTTATTTATTAACCAAAGTTACCATCTGTAGATAATTTAGGTCTTTTCTTTTTAGGCTCTTCCTGTTTAACTTGTGGTTCTTCTGTTACAATAGGCACTCCACTAATATTAGGCATATGGATCCCGCTACTCCCACCAGTACAAGTCATATAATATCGTATCGCATGACGTACTGTTTCAGCTTTGCGGTTTCTTGGAAGCTTTTTCAACCAATCTTCAATATCTTTATCCAACTCATCATCATAAGGAAGTTGATAAATTTTATTCGCCATTTTCTTCACTCACTTTAAACATCCCATATTTGAAAAAACCATCTGCATTGGCTTGTTGTGGTTTATTAGATATCTTCACACTTCCAACTAAATTTTGGATATCGTTTGCAAATAGTTCCGCACCGCCACCGGTAACGATAATCTCGTCAAAACGGTCGAATGTTCCCCAAGCATTTTTAATACCTTGTTTAATCAGTTCCGATACTTTGAATACTGCTTTCTTTTTCTCTTCTTCAAAATCAATAATGTGTCGTTCTGATATCTTATACTTACCTAATTCAAAGAAAGGCTCTACATGGTAGTATTCAACCTTTGCATTAGAGTTTTTAGAATTGATATAATCAGCAATCATTTGATAAACATGTTTCATACCAGCTTCTACAGATTTGAATTCATTCTCACGACGCAATCCATTAATCGAGTCTAAATCTGTAGTACCTGTGCCGATATCGATTACACCGACTCGGATATCCTCGTATTTCTCGTTAGCTACATAACCATCTTCAGTTAAATATTGGCCCATAACTGTTCCTATTGGTTGTGGTAAGATAACCACTTCTTCAATATTTACTTTTACAGTTTTCCCATTGATTTTAACAATATGTAATCCTTCAAACGCTTCTTTTAATTGATTAGCTGCCTCGGTACCAATTTCATTACTTGGAACACCTGTAATTACAATAACGTCGTCTGTTGCTTGTATTTTGCTTTTTTGAGCAAGATCAGCTAGAGCAATACTTGTTAAAGCTTTATATAGCGGTTCGTTGTATCGGTTTTGAAATCCAAAAGTAGCAAACACATCTTTTACCTTTGTAATATCTTCTCCCCATACATATTGTTCCCCATTAATCTCATAAGTTTTTAATTCTAATTCCTTTTTACTTGAAAAAGAATCTCCTACATCTCTTTTGAAAGCTAATAAAGATGGTAAAACACTTTTTGAAACCTCACTTCTCATCTTCACGTTTCCATTGCCATGGTCAATAACTAATACTTTCGTCATAAATGCACAACCTTTCGTTAATCTTTGTATAGAACTTTATTATTTATAGACTAATTATACAGCAGACAAACTACGTTTCAATAAAAATATTAAAACTCCACACAATCATACTATTAAACTCTAATTATTTTTATTCCTGATAATTTAGCGATTCCGTTTTCATCGCAAAGGCTTCGCAATATCTACAAAAGCGTATGTTGCGAGGCAGGGAAGACATAGGCTTGTCCTCCCTAAGATTCGTTAAAATCCCCTACAAACCGAAAAAACTCTTTTTCATAACAGATATGGTATGTGAAATTTTATATACAAAATGTTATCCGAAAATAACCTATGCTCTTTTATATTGTTTCATTATCGCTTCAAATTTCTTTTCAGCTTCAATATTATTTTCTGTATGATTATTTATCTCGTCTTCTGGATTACTCTTCCACTCAGGTACTGGTTCTTTACGAATTGTCTTTCTACCGTTAGATCGAGTATTCTTTTCTTGCTGTTTCCGTTTGAAGTTTTCTGTATATGCATCGATATCTTCAACTTGTTTAACACCAAATTCATACCACTTATTTAAAATACCTTCTATATATCGCAACTCAACCTTATCCGCTTTAATTGCTATTCTAATAGCTTCAATGAATATTGCATGTCCATGTTCACCTAATGTAGAAATCCACTGTTCTATTTGACTTCTTTCGTCTTTAGAAATCCTTTTAATACCTTTAGATTCTTTATAATAATTAATAGCAGTACTACTACTACTTATATAAGTATTAAAAGAAGTATTAAAAGAAGTTTTATTATTACCTTCAAAATTTGAACTACCTGGTTCATTTTTTGAACTACCTGGTTCATTTTTTGAACTACCCTTTTCGTTATTTTCAGGTGGTTCATTTTTTGAACTACCCTTAACGATTTTCTTATTCTCTTCTTTTATGAGCTTCTTAGTGTTCTTACGTTCTCTATCGCGTTGGCGTTTCTTCTCTACAGCAACTTCATTATCAATAGAGTTATAACGGATAGTTTCAGGTATTTCTAAAAGCCAGTATGTGTTAGGGTGATACTCACCATTAGCTTTTTTGCCGCCTTCTTCAACTTCAACTAGATCCATATCAACTAAACGTTTAATCGAATCGCGAATTGTATTTTTACTTTTCGTAGCGCACATAGCTGCAATCGTTCCGATTGATGGTTTAACAGTGCTAGTCTCATCGTAGAAGTTAAACCTTTCTAGTACAATATAAACAAGTTTATCTATTGCATAATCAAATGTAATGCAATCTAAAATCTCATTATCTATTTGAGTGAATTTGTTTTTCTTTCTACTTTTGACTTTAAATGAGTCTTGGTTGTTGTTTTCTGACATAAAAAAATCCTCCATTTTCCACCCCGGCTTAAAATTGGGTATGTCAAAATAGAGGAATTGTATTTACGTTTTTTTGAAGTTATGATACTATCAATATAGACAGCAATAACTAAATGACGTAACTTACAAAACCTCTGCTTTTGGAGTTTTTAAATGGTGTTCTGGCGACCAACCTTGAACCATCTAAAAACTAAGCCGGGGGTTTTTTAGTTTTATATAAAGTTAATTGTTTAAAAATCTATGTATCTACCCTCAATCATAGCAGAGATTTGGCGAAAAAAGAAGACAAAAAGAGAAGACACTCGAATTGAGTGTCTTTTTTATTTGATTATAAGAGTACTTTTGCATTTTAAACATTGGATCTCTTTTTGTTTAAACAATAAAGGCTGTTGTCTATTACAAGAAGGGCAAGTAATACCAACTGGTGCTTTAATATTCTTATAACAAAAGAATCCGATAATAGCGCAAATACCTGCAAGTATGAATTGCGATACTAATAGAGAGATAACAACGATAACACCCATAAGGACAGCAAGTGGCATCATCATTTTTCTTGCGCCTGAATTCGCTTTGTTTTCTTTAATTCTGACTGCATTAACTTCAAATACCTGATGATTATTAATTTGATGATGATCGTCCTGATTAACTTGTGAGTTGTTACCTTTCTTGCTGCTCAAACGTTTCTCGTAAGATAATCCAGTACCAGGGACGGAAGTTGTAATTCTAGTTCCTGATGGCCCGGTACTAACCCGAGCGCCTTTAACCCCTGCACTAACACCTACACCACTTCTACTTAAATTTATTTTAACTCCTGGAGCGACCTTTATACTTTTACGGAATTTAAATCCCATATTATTGCATCCTCTCCGAATGAAATGTACGATTTTGACCTGATTATAACAAATTCAGTTACAACTATTTTGTCATATTTTGTCGAACGAAAATAAAAAAAGAGAGCCGTAGCTCTCTTTGGTAAGAATAGTGATATTTTGTAAATTTTTACCACTATTCAATGGAAAACATTTCCCCTACAATGTAGTTAAATCAGAATATATCTTGATTATCCTCAAGCATATCGATTAACACAGAGACTTGCTTACAAAAACGTTCTCTCTGGTGTTCATTTAACGCCGTATACGTCACTTGAACATTAGATAATAGTTCTTGTAGTGGTTCATCTTCAAAATCGTTCTTGAACCCGATAAGCGCGTCTACCGAGACATTGAAAAAGGAGGCGATACTAACCAAAGTGTCTAAATCCGGTTGATACCGGTCAGTTTCCCAGTTCTTGATTTGGCTCCTGCTCAAGTTTAACTTGTGGGAAAGTTGTTCTTGAGTTAAGCCGCGTGACTTCCTTAGTTTTTTTTAGAATCTGTCCAAAGTGTCTCATAGTTAAAAGTATAAATACTAAACAACTATACTACTATTAATGGGCGTATAACTACCTTTAATGATAAAATGGTAGAATAAGTTTCTCTTTCGGAAAAATAAAATAGAACAAAAGTTCGTTTTTGTGGTAAAATATGCATGTGAAGTCTTTTAAACGTTCCATGCATATTTGCATATTTTATTTTTACATCGCTTGTAAACGTTGGTGTAAAGCGGTTTCTCAACTTTCTCAACAATTGTCAGGTAACTCCATGACCGAATTTTGGGAAAAATGTGTTATTATGAAAATAACTAAAAACGGACGTAAAAAAGACCTACAACTGTGTAAGTAGTGCTGGTAACACTCTTACACCGTCCCCCTAATCGCAGTAGGGAAACACTTGTCATAAGTCTCATACATAATTATAACACACAACCTAGATATAATGGCGCGTTTTCCTGTAAATGTAAGAAATCTAGGGTAACGTGTCTTTTTTGTCCAATAAGGAGGACAAAAGTGCATGCAAGCGTTATTAAACAAAATTCATAATGATTTATATGCAGCAGGAATTACAAACGAGGCGTTGTCGGAAATATGGGGAGTGGCACCAAGTAATGTTTCGAGAGTATTTAAGGGTCACACGCAAATTAGTTTCTGTTATTTAACAAAGACTCTACTACGTTTATATGAAGATCAAGTATTAAGAAGGAATCTTGTTCAAAAGTATTTGCAATTTGCGAAGCCTGAAAATATAAAAGAAGCGATGGAATACTTCTCTTTCCGTGGTGAATTCGAAATGTTACAAGGATTGATAGTTAAAGAAAAAGAGCGTATCGCGTTAAAAAAAGAAGAGAAAGAAAAAAATGAAGAAAAATTCATACCTAGTAATGACGAGGAATGGATTAATGTATATGAATTGATTTACCGTAGACATACAGAAGGTGAACAGTTTAGCTTAGAAGACTTCGATGAAGAATTGGAAGAGATGCGATTTAAGGCGAGCAGCAAAGAAATGGAATCTCTGATTGATATCCTTAGATGTCAAACGGCTTATCAATTGCGCGATTATAGAATGTTACTTAAAAGAATGAAGAAAATCGAAAAAAGATTATCTCAAGTTAAAAATAAATTCCTACGTGCAAGTTTTTCTGTAAGATTAAAAGAAGGTATGAATGCAGTTTTGTTGATGGATGATAAAGTATCGGAAATAAGAGAAAACTCATTTGAGTTGTTAGAAATATGTAATAGTGAGCTTAACTTCATTATCCAAAGAGCTAACGCTCATTATAACATTGCCGAATCATATATCTTTGAAAACTATGTTCAGTCAAATTATCATTTCGAAAAGGCATTGCATGTATTAAGTGAATCACCTTATAGCCAAGGCATTGAGAGAAAAAGAAAAGCGATCGAAAGAACTTTGAACTTTTTAAAGATTTATCACGCTAAAGATTTGGATAATTTGAAAGGGGATTTAGATTATCCGGAACAAGCTTTTTTAGCAATAAGACAAGGTGATAATAAGCTTGCTCTGAAAATACTCGAAGGCATAGAAAAAGAGAAAGGTTATTTAAATCACTTCTCGACATTTTACTTAGGCCTTGCTAAAAATGACGTCCGACTTATAGAGAAGTCTTTAGAAATGTTTATTAAAAATAATAGTAATTTTTATGCGAAATTACCTAAGATATACTTGGGTATAGATTGAAAAAATGGTATAATATACTTGGGTGATAAAAATGAAAAAACTACTTTCTATTATCTCCGTTCTTGCTGTATTAGGAGTATTTACATTAAGTAATACTTACGTTCAGCAAGAACAGAGTAACCAAGTAGCCGTTGAAAAAACTGCTGAAGTTCAGCGCATGATGACTGATCCAGGCGGCGGCGGCTGGTAAGAATTTAAATATATATATTGAATGACATCGTCTATTAAATAGGCGGTGTCATTCTTGTTTTACGAAGAAATTGCGTTTTTTAAAAAACGAGGGGAAATGCAATCATTGTGAATTATTCACAAACTAAAATTGAGGATGTTGGGGGAATTAGGGATGACGAAAGAACAATTAGTAAGAATGGCTGCGAAATTAGGTTTAAAACAGGGGAATCCAAAAGCGGAGGACATTTTAAAGATTGTCCTTGATGAATCATATAAGGAAAAACCAAATACATAAAAAAAGAAGACTGCCGTGTAAGGTAGTCTTCTTTTTTTAGTCATTCTTTTTATTTTGCATATAAGTCACATACATTTCTAATTGCTCCCAAGCTTTCTTTCGCTCATCTTCCGGAAGACTCTCTATTATTGACATTATGTTCTTTCCTTCTTCAGATACAACTTTATCTTCTTCTTCATTTAGTTCAGGGTCTTCCGATCTCCCTAATAAATAATCTGTAGTTACTCCGAAATGATCTGCTATCTTTTCTAATGATTCTCGCCCAGGTGACTTTTTACCCTTTTCAAAATAAGAAATAGCCATTTTAGATACTCCAATAGCATTACCCAGTTGCTCTTGTGTTATCTTATTGTTTTTCCTGAGTTCTTTAATTTTTTCCCCGATCAATATTAACGTCCCCTTTTACTAAAGTGTTTATGATACATAAAGTATAAAGTAAACATAGTGTTTACCACAAGATAAAATTTATTCTAGTTTTTTTAAAAAAAGTACTTGAAATAAACTTAAGGTTTACTTATAATGAAATCACAGGCAACGAAGGGAGGAAATAACTTGAAGCAGTTAAAACAAAAACGACTAGAAAAAGGGATGTCTTGCCAAGACGTTGCCGATAGAGTCGGAATCACTAAAATGCACTACTGGTACATTGAAAATGAAAAAAGAACTTTGAAAATAGACTTAGCAGAGAAAATTGCAATCGCTCTTGAGGAAAATCCGAAAGACCTTTTTTTTAACAATTAAAGTAAACCTGAGATTTACAAATTGAAAGGAGTAAACCAAATGAATAAACTTAAAAAATTCTCACATAACATGTTCGGTAACTTAGAAATTCTTATTAAAGAAGGAAAAGAATTATTCCCAGCAGCAGATGTTGCAAAGGTACTAGGTTATTCAAACCCACACAAAGCAATAAAAGATCATTGTAAACCTGAAGGGGTGAACGAATCGTTAGTCCCTACTAATAGTGGTATACAAACGAAGAAATTCATAAACGAACCTAACCTATACCGCTTAATCGTCAAATCAAAACTTCCACAAGCGGAACAGTTCGAAAAATGGGTATTCGAAGAAGTACTTCCTTCTATTAGAAAACATGGAGCGTACATGACAGATCAAGTATTGGAACAAGCGGTAACTAACCCAGACTTCGCAATTGGTCTTCTCACTAAATTAAAAGAAGAAAAAGAAAAGCTTGCAGCAGCACAACAACAAATTGTACAGCAACAACCATTAGTAGTCTTCGCAGAAGCGTGTATGCAATCGAATGAATCACTGAAAGTTAGTGAAGTTGCTAAGTTAGCAACTAAACACAATGTGAAAATTGGGCAACGTCAGTTATTCGCAAAACTTAGAGAGTGGAACTTAATGTTCAAACGATCCACCGAACCAACTCAACTAGGAGTCGAAAAAGGATATTTCGAAATTGCACAAGGTGTTAAACAAAAGCCGAGCGGTGAGCCATTTACATGGACAACAACATACGTAACACCAAAAGGACAAGCCTACATCATAGACCGACTGAAGAAAGAACAGGAACAGGAGGCGGTTTAAATGATGGAAGAAAGCATATTCTCACATTTCATGATACTAGTGGTGGTTATTGGGCTTGCAGGATTCATTCAACTTATGGATTTCATAAACAAACATTTGATTAAGGATGAAAAGTGATGGATAAACAGCAGCGTGACAAAGAAGAAAAAACAAACATCATCAAAATGATACGAGATTTAAGAGCTAGAGGGATACATAACAGCGCAGATAAGGTTGAGGAAATGCACAAAGAGTTTATCACTCTAGCTAAATAGGACAAGCCTTCGCTTGTCGGAATGTTCAGGAATCTAATGTTAGTCCCCACCTAAATGAAAGGTTCCTGGATGTTCCGATGCGCGAAGCATCAAAACAAAAGAAAAACCATTCGACTACGCCTAATCGAATGGTTCGTGAAACGACTTAATTATTATGTACCTCTATTATAACACGGTCGTTTCTTCTAAGTAAATAACTACTGAGTGGAGGAATGTGGAAATGATTGAAAATGGAATGTTAATCGGAAACGCTCATGATTCATCAGCGAGAGACTTCATTGAACTATGTTGTGGTTGCGAAGGGGAAATCTACTACGGAGAAAGTTGTTTAGACTTCGGCGGAGATTACCTGCACGCAGATACAGAGTGCATTACTCAATATGTAAAGTCTCATTCTACAGAGAAAGTAGCAGGTGAATAAGATGGGCCTACAAAACAAAATTGAAGTTGAAATTCAAATCATGATGAATTTGGTTGAACGATATAAGCAAAGTAAGGAACCTAATGCTGCATCTTTGGTTGTAGCTTATGAATACGGATTAAAGTCACTTATGGAAGTGTATGAAGCTAGTAAGCAAGTAGAAGTAGCACCATTTTAAAAGAGAGGAAGATTCATATGACAACTGAAAATTACTTTTCTAAATTAGCTCAAATAGATTGTTCAGAACATGTTGAAAAGAAAGGTCGTTTTAGCTATTTATCATGGGCGTGGGCAGTTAAAAAGCTTCGTGAAGTAGATCCAACAGCAACATGGGAAGTTAAGCGATTTGACGGTGTACCGTACTTGAAAACAGATTGTGGTTACTTTGTAGAACTTGAAGTAACTGTACAGGGATTACCGCTAAGTCAGATTCATCCGATACTTAACAATCAGAATAAGCCAATTGCAGAGCCTAACAGCTTCGATATCAACACAAGTATCCAACGTTGCTTGGTTAAAGCAATTGCTTTACACGGATTAGGATTATATATCTACGCTGGTGAGGACTTGCCAGAAATACAAGAAGATCCTGTTTCGTCGCAACAAGTTGGAGTAATCAAATTAAACATTATGAAGCTTGCTACTCTTCGGAAAGTAGACGAGGAAACGATAAAAGGTCATCTAAGTGTCTCAGAAGTCACCGAGTTAACAAAGACACAAGCTGACGAAGTGATCAAAAAGTTAACAAAGTGGCTTAAACAAGCCGAAAAAGAAGTTGAAGAACTAAAAGAACAACCACAAACAGAAGCATCTTAAATAAAGCGAGGATTGAGCAATGGAAACTGTTACTATTCATCGTTATCGATACAAAGAGATTATCAAAGCTGTTAGGGAAAAGGAGGATGCGGGGTACGACTATGTTACCCCGATCCGAAAAGTATATAAAGCTGGTAAAGATTATAAAAACGTAAAACAAAAAGTTCATGGATTGAGCAAAAAGAAATCATGGGTTTATACAGGTCAAAGTGATGAGTTTAGCTACATGTGTGTGATGAGGAAGGTGGATTAATGGCAACTTTTAGAGTAAGTAAGGATAAAAACTATACAACAATTAATAATACAGGGCTTCGGGATGAACGATTAACTTGGAAAGCCAAAGGGATTCTAGCGTATATCCTTTCTCTTCCTGACGATTGGGTCTTCTATATGGAGGAAGTTGCAAAGCATTCAAAGGACGGAATAGCAAGCTTAAAAGCGGGAATGAAAGAGCTTAAGGAATGCGGTTATGTAAAGAGATTCCCTATAAAAGGTGAAGACGGAAAGATTCACAGGTGGGAAACGATTATTTACGAAGTACCACAAGTCGAAAAACCACTAGTAGAAATTCTACCAGTGGAAAGTCTACCGGTGGAAAATCTACCAGTAGAAAATCGACCGCTACTAAGTACTAATATACCAAGTACTAATAATACTAAATCTCCACAAGAGAAAATCCCACGTAAAAACGTGAGCGATAGTTATTCTGAAGACTTTGAAAATCTTTGGAAAACCTATCCTAAAAAGATCGATAAGAAACAAGGATATAAATCATTTAATGCAGCTATCAAAAAACATTCCTTTGAAGTCATTATGTCTGGTGTAAAAGGTTACGCAGATCACATCAAAAGAAATGGAACAGAAACGAAATTTGTTAAACATGCTTCTACCTTCTTTAATAACGAATGCTATCTCGAATATGTAGAGAAGCCTAAAACATCAGTACCAGATAAGCAACAACCAGCTAATTATTCTATTGATAATTTACTCGATTGAGGTGTAACGGATGGATAAGTACCAGGTTCATTACGAAAACGAATGTCATAGTCTCAGCATGATGATGCGAGATAACAGTTTAATAGATGAAACACGATTAAAACCGAAACATTATATGAATCCCCATAACAAAAGCTTATTTAAAGTAATGAAGGAATTACGTGATGAGGACAAGCCAGCTGATATGAACTCTCTTGCTCAAGTAGGAGAAAACAAAATGGCAATGTTCGGCGGTGTAAATACATTAAGTAACGTTTATGGATTGGGAGTATTAAGTCATAACTTCAAATTTACGCAAGATAAGATGATCGAGTTTGTAGCGATTGAAGAAGCTTTGCAAGAAGTTGAGAACTTTAAAGATAAAACGAAGTTTGTACACAACTCTAAGCAACTAAACGAACTAATTTCAAAGATTAATAATGTTCAAGTTGCCACTATAAAGCCCCAACCTTCGTTTAAAGAGAAGTTACAAATTAGGGTGCAACAACATAGCCAAATGCCAGAACAAGGCTTGAGCGGAACGCCAACAGGGTTTACAAGCATCAATAATGCATTAGATGGCTGGCAACCTTCAGATTTAATAATTGTAGCAGCACGGCCGTCGGTTGGTAAGACAGCATTTGTTTTAGAAACGATGAGACGAGGCGCTAAAGCAAGCAAAGATTATATGGGAACATTCTTCTCATGTGAAATGGATGAAACAAAGATCATTGACAGATGGATTGCGACAGAAGGGAAAATTCCAGTCGCTACAATGAACAATCCAAACAAATTCTTCAATGGTCGCCAAGAATATTGGGAGAAATACCATAGAGCGTGCGGAGAACTTGCGGAACTTAATATAAATGTTCGTTCCGAAAAGGGAATTAACGAGATTCGCGCAGTGATTCGCAAAACTGTAAACGAAAATCCAGGTAAAAAGCACTTATTTGCAATAGATCACTTAGGACATGTAGACATTGACGAATCTTTTGACAGTAACCATTTGAAGTTTACATACATCATGAAACAACTGAAAGATATGCAGAAGGAATTTAACGTGCCTATCATCCTTGTAGCGCAGTTAAATCGTGCGGTAGAAGGTAAGCAAGACAAAGCACCATCAATGTCGGATATAAGGGAATCAGGGAGTATAGAAGAGATTGCAGATGTGATTATCTTCCCTCACCGTCCAGCTTACTTTGACAGAGAACAAAGGGAAGTGCAAGACATTCACGATGTGGAGCTAATCATCGCGAAGAACCGTAACGGATTCGTAGGAACATTACCATTCCAGTTTGTTAAGAAAACTAACTTATTCCTCGAAAAAGGAGTGTAACGCTATGACGGTTATGGATATGTACACAGAAGCAAAGAAGGATGGAATCATCAGTACTTGGCTATTAATTGAGTATCTTGTATTCGAAAGAAAAGCGATTACCTTTGCTGACGGAATGGACAAGCTTAGTTACTTCTTCGAAGAAAGATTCAGAAACAAAATGAACGAGTACCTAGTGGACTACATGATACAACGCGGAATTAATGCGGCAGCGTAAGGATGATGAGAAATGGATAAAGATGCAGAGAAATTAAAGGATTTGTACGCAAGAGCAGCAGGATTGGATGAAAATTTGCCTGGTGACTTGCTACAAAAGTTAAAAATATACGGTGACATCCTTTCACTGACAGGAAAATTACACGCAGCAGCGCTGAGTGATTGGAAAATGGCTGAAGCAATTCGGAAAGAAACAATATCGAAATGCTTTACTTACAATCCAAGTGGAACGGCGAAGGAACGTGAAATGCAAGCGGAGTTTGCGGCAAGTGAGCATAGGAAAGCAGAAGCGCAAGCGGAAGCGTCGTGTATGAGATGGAGAAATGCTTATAACTCAACTACAGAAATTATAAACATTTTGAAGATACAACTAAGGGATTTAAAAGATTTAAATAGCGGAGGCGTTTAAAATGGTCGATCAGCTATCACTGGAAGATATATTAGGACCGTTTAATTGTGAAGCGAAGAGCACGGCCGAGCAATTCCTAGCGAATACACCGAGAATTCCTACTTACGCCGTGGATTTCTTCGATAAAGACTTAAGGCAGAAGTTACGGTGGTTTGAAGCGAAGACAAAGAGCGAAGCTGAGGGAATGGCTAGGAAGAAATACGGGCAGATACAGATTGTTAACATATACATCTCAGATCGGACGCTAAAAGAAATTATGGAGCTAGATTAGGAGGAGGAAAATGGCTTTAAATCGGTGGTTGACTGATGAAGAACGTGCAAGAGCAGCAGCTAACGGAATATGTACAAAAACATTATATTATCGCCTCTATAGAACGGATAAATGGGAATTGGAAGAAGCTTTAACAGCTCCACCTGGAACGGTTAGACATAATTATGAAGGAAAGAATCATAAATGGCTTAAATTGGCCAGAGAAAACGGTATAAATACAAATACTTTTAATGACAGATTAAGACGCAACTGGGGGCATTATAAAGCGGCTACAAAACCAGTGAAAAGAAGAAGGTGCCGGAAAATGCAAAATAAAGAGAAGCCAAGATTAAAAGATTATGCGAAAGCAGCTGAAGTCGGCGTTAGCAAGAAGTATGTAGATCAAAGGATGGAAGAGCTAGGTTGGAGTTTGGAACGTGCTATAACAACACCAGTTGGTACGAGTTGGGAAGGTAATGAAAGGAATACAAAGTTACTGAAACTGGCTGAGAAGAATGGTATTAGCGAATCCACCTTCTACAGACGAAAGCGTAACGGTATGACGCCATATGATGCAGCAACAAGGCCGAAGGGATTTGAAGAGTATATTCCTTTAGCAGAATCTAATGGAATTAACAACAAGACATTTTACCAAAGAGTTAAAAGGAAAATGGATCCGTACGAAGCTGCAACAAAACCACCACGTAAATATAAAAAGAAACAAATAAGCTAGGAGGCAACATGAACGAGCAAGACAGGTTAATAGAACAATTGATTAGGAGAAATATATTCAAGCTACCGGACGGGCGCGATCTCTTTGAAGGGAGTTGCGAGGAACTGGCGGGGCTGTTAAAAGGGGATGGGGAGAATGAGACACACAAGGAATAGACAACTAGCCAAACTGCATAACGAACCTATGTGGTTTTGGAATAAAGAAGGTACTGATGATATTCGTTTGCAAAGACATCGGATGAAGATGGGGTTACAACCTAAAATAGATTCGACCTTTATGTGGATTAGAATACAGTACGAAGGAGACAAGAAGGTACGAAACTATTGGGGAATCGCAGGGACTTACGCTAGAAAAATCAAATAGGAGGCGTCGGAAAATGAGAGAAACGATTGAAGAGTATATCGAACAGTTGCAACAGTCGGCAGTGGAAAACAGAAAGAAAGCTGATACAGCTTATGATAACGAAGATTTAGGGCTATCCGGTTTTTATAAGGGGCAATGGATTGCAAATGAAGGAACGGCAATAGCATTGACGACTATCTTATCTAAATTTAAGGAGGAAGAACAATGAAATATACAGAGCATGGAACGTTTGAAGTAACTCAAATGCTAGCAGAGGTAAAGGAGAATGAAGAGAATGGCAACTAAGATCATTGTTTACACGAAAAATAATTGCAAGAACTGTGAGGAAGTTAAGTGGGCGCTAGGTGCTGCAGGAGTAGAATATGAGACTCGCAATATTGAAGAAAACAAAGAGTATGTAGAGTGGTTAGCTGATAAGAACTACATGAGCGTACCGGTTACAGTGTTTCCAAGCGGGAAAGAGTTGGTTGGATTTGAGTTTGGTGAGTTTGCAGCAGAATTAGGACTGTAAAGGGGTGTTTGGATGAAGAAAGAAACCCAAATTCAGCTGGAAGGTGAGCTTAAAAAGATAGAAAGTGATATTAGTAATCTGGAATATCACTTGGTGGGATTGGATAGCGAGAAGCGGAAGACGAAGCTCTCTTTGGAAGTGTTGAAGAAACAGAAAGAGAAATTGAAAAGTTACTTATAAGGAGCGGAATGGGATGGATTTACGAGCGAAGATTAAGAGAGTGAAAGATGTGGAGTTACCTAAGTATGCGAAACCAGGAGATTCGGGATTCGATCTTGTAGCAGCGGAGGACACTATTATCTGGCCAGGCGAAACAAAGGTTGTGCCAACTGGATTAGCTTTTGAGATTCCGCCAGGATATGAATTGCAGGTGAGACCACGTAGTGGTATGACACGTAACACAAAGTTAAGAGTGGTACTTGGAACGGTGGATAGTGGATACCGTGGCGAGGTTGGAGTGTTGGTTGATAATACAGAACGTAACTTAGGAACGAATATGAAAGCTCATATTATTGAAAAAGGAACAAGAATTGCTCAAGGTGTCATAGGACCAGTGGAAACAGCTCATTTTGTTGAAGTGGACAAGTTATCAGAGAGTGATCGTGGCACAGGAGGATTTGGCAGTACGGGAGTAAAGTAAGACAAAATTTGAATTTTGTAGAAAAACTGATCTTTGAAAACTAAATAGTACGATATTGAAAAAAGTTTGAAATCCTCATTCAACCGTTGACGGTTATTTATTGGTGTGATATATTATGAGTAAGATAACCGATAACGGTTAAGGAAGGGAGGAGTAACGATGAATGTCATGAAAAAAGCTTGGAAGATCGCTCGTAAAGGTCAAAAACAATTCGGGGGAAAAGTAAAAGAATATTTTGCTCAAGCTTTGAAAATGGCATGGTCAATCGTGAAAAATGGTATGAAGTATGTACAGGTAACAAAGGCTGAATTTATGAATGAAATTCGTAAAACAGGTAAATTTGAAGGGTTTTTAACTTGCCAAAACAAGTTCGAAAACACTCAAAAAATCAGCATTGTAGCTAATGTAGCAAAAAAAGAAATTACGGTTGATATGGGGTTAAAAAGTTTATATTCTGATTTAACAGAAGCTATAACTAACTACAAACGTCATAATCACCATGCAGGGAACGGGACGGAAGTTTATTTTTGGAGAGCTAACTAATGAATAATCCACTAGAACATATCATGGGTGTTAAAGAAGCTGGTGAAATGTGGGAATTATCGGCAGACCGTGTGAAAGGTTTATGTCAGTCTGGAGATGTAATCGCTAAAAAAGTCGGAAATAGTTGGATACTCGATAAAAATCAACCGAATCCGAAAGGTGGAAGAAGAATGAGAAAAGAAGAAGTATTTAGTATTACTGTTGAAGATGAACCAGGAACTCCTTATCCCACTAAACACAAAGAAGTTGATAATGAACAAGAGGCGGTTGAATTAGCAGAAAAGTGGGCCGCTGAATATAAAAGTGAGTTTATTTACATCAACTACTATCGTTCATCTGATGCTCAAAAAGGATACTTGAATCCTGATGGATATAACATAACTGGGGAAGATTGGGCCAGCAAATATAAATAAGTTTTACCAAGTACCGTACTGTTTAGTTAATGCAGAACGGTACTTTTTTTGTATAAACGTGTTATTTTAATAAAATTTGAATTTTATTAAGAAATGGGGAGCGGAAAATGAAAAAGAAAATAATTGCAGGTTTAATGTCTATTATGGCAATAACGGGTTTAGCAGGTTGTGGTACAGAAGCAGATACAGTTTCACAAAATTTATCTAAATCAGCTGATTCATTTGAGGTTCAACGAAGAGTAGTGTTCTTCAATGGTATAACTGATAAATACCTTTTAAGTATTGAGGGATTATGCGCTTTAGACGCTGGTGATGGGAAGAAGATAACTGTAACTTGCAAGACTGGTGATGGTAAATATAAGAAACATTACCTTGGATTAAGTGATAATGTAAGTTACTTCATAGAACAAACAGATGCTAAGTACGAAGATGCATACCATTACAAAGTACTGTTTAGACCGGAAGAAATTATTCCAGACATTAAGTTGCAGACAAGCAATAAATAAACTACTTTTATGAGTTTGTATGATGAAATTTTGAAGAGTAAAAC